TCGCTCTGACGATACCCGCTGCATCAGGATTGTGATCAGAAGGACGCGCTGAATGACGTGTGTCGCCAATCCAGCCATCGGAGGTGCGGTCTCTGTCAAGGTAACTATCATCGACTTGAAGCCTTAATTGTTGCCCTGCTTTGCATAACTTAGGACTCACGCTAGTAGGAGTTTCGCTTCATCTGCTGTAATTCCTAGCTTCTCAAGAAGTGCAGCCTTAGCAGTTGCATCGGCTTCCGCCTGTGCTTCTTCTTCTGCCTTCTTCTCAGCTGCTAACTCTGCCTGATAAGCAAGTTCAGCAACCTCGGCATCGGTGAGCTCAATGATTGACTCAACGCCTGTCTCGCAGTTGATTTCGATTCGTGTTGGGTTAGGCATTTTTATTTACTCCATATAGATAGGCGGTTGAATTGGCTGCAAAATTAAATCCAGATTTAGCGTAAAGAGTTAATTGGTTAATTGCGGCTGTGTTTGACCAAAGCCCAGCAACTAGCCCCATAAGAGTAGCGGTTGCATTTGTCTCAACTACAAAGTCAGAGCTAACCGACTTGTAAGAACTCCCTGCGTAGTTAGGGATGTAAAGCTCATTCGACGAGAAGCTATTTGCTGTGGCGTTTGCATTGCTCATATAAAGAAAGACAATCGAATCAGATGAGTCGTTATTAGAAGCCGCTGCCGAACCATTGCCTTGCAAATAGCGAGTTGTGTAGCCTGAAGAACTGCCATTAAATCGCAACTTGCCTAAATCCCACGTATCGCTTGTACCTGTGCCGCGGGCTGAATACTTCACGCATAGGTCGGTAAACGTGGATGGGATTGAAGTAAAGTCAATAGTTGAAGCGGGCGTAACCACAGTAGAAGAAGCAATAAGTTCAAAAGTGTTTGCCATTATGCCGCCGCGATTCCGTATAGGGTGAAGGTAGAGCCTGAAATGAAGGTTGAACTTCCAGCGGTAAGGCTAACTTCAGTAATTGCCGCAGTATTGCGCCATAGCCCTACGCCTGCGCGAGTAGAGTTTGAGGCTGAATTGCCACGCGCCAGCGCAGTCTTATAGGTAGTTGTGTTGGCGTATTTGAAAATCTGAAAAATGTCGTTTGAGTTGTCAGTTCCCATAATGCCAATCTGAATTGAAGTTACGTTGGAATCTCTGCCAGACGATGCTGCGCTTCCGTTACCTGCTAGGAAAGTGCGGGAATAATTGCTTCCTGTGTCGCCGTTGAAACGCAACCCGATAGCATCAAAGCCAGTAGTAATTGAGCCGTTAAAGACAATCACTAGGTCTGTGTAAGTTCCTGCAATACTTGAGAACACTACGTTTGTTTGTGCGCTTCCTAGAGTAGTAGTCGCAATCGGGGTATAGGTTGATCCTGCTGCCATGATTTACCCCTTAATTCCGTAGAGCGCGAACTTGCTATATTGATTCCAAGAAGTACCCTGACCAACAATATCAATCTGAGTAATCGCGTTGGTCTTGTTCCAGTTAAAGCTGCTAAGCAAGACTGTGCCGCTTCCGCTTTGGTCTGTACCTTCTAGGCTTCTGCACACTTTATTCTTGTTGGTGTTTGTGTAATCCAAGATGTCCAACACGCCCACGCAAGGGTTGGAAGTGCCACCTGTGTTGAATGGGAAATAAGCGTAAGTGGCAAGACCGCCGTAAGCTGTTGCTGATGCTGATGAGCCGTCACCATATAGCCCATGCCAGAAATAGGAGCTTGTTGTATCGCCGTTAAAGTTAAGTTTTCCGAACTGCCCATAAGTGCCCAACTGCGAGAAGCGTAGTTGAAGGTGCTTGAACGTAGACGGGATTGAAGTAAACGAGACAGTAGAAGTACCGCCCGAGCCAACTGTGACTGTGGCAATGGACTCGTAAGACGTTGCCGCTGCTGGAGCAACGCCCCCAGCCAATAGCCCTGAGATTACGTTAAGCAATCGCGCCCACCACGTACCATGTGTCTGTTGCAGTCTTGATGCAGACCGCTGTCTTGTATTGTGCCAAGGTTGGAGAAGCAGGGACTGAGCCAGCTGAAAGTACCGTAGTGGTACCTGAAGTTACTGCGCTGATAGTCACAGCCCCTGCACCCTTGTTAAGTATAGTGATTGCTGTGCCTACTGGGAACGCTACAGAGGCGTTGGTAGGAATCTTAAAGGCTACTGCTGTCGCCTTGTTCATAGGGACTAGGACTTGGTACTGATCCGCTAGAACTGCGGTGTAGTCCGCTGTCTGGTCTGAGCCGACCCCAAACGACACCAAGCCATTAAAAGCGGCGGCGGTCAAAACGTCGCCAGTAGATGCGGGGAATCCTGTTGCCATTGTTGCTCCTAGTAACTCATTGTCGAGACACCGATTATACCGTATGTGCTGCTACCGATGATGAAAGCATCAAGTATTGGCTCAAGGGTCGTAATGGTGACCGTCATCTTGTTGGGTGTAATGTCCCATGCAAAGCCTTGTGCTTGCAGGGTTTTCTGTATTTCCGAACCTTCTTGTGTGACGTTCGTAATCTTTAGGTTGTCGAAGTAGTCCAAGCCAATCATCGTGTCGGTTGGAACTGATGGGTCTAGCAAGTCCACAACCATTTCATCGATTCTAATCGTGGTCTCTTTGCGGCTATTCACGTAGTTGCCAGCAATGCCCGCGACGATGGTGTCTGTCTCGGCAATAAGGTTCTCTTGGGTTAAGCCATGAGGAAAATACTTGTCGATAGATGATTGGCTGTAAACGTTCTGGATTGTTCCGCCTACGCGATTAAACTTAACGTCGTTAATAATTAATTTGTCATCGAACGCGTATTTGACGGAGCGATAAGGGATACCAGTTGTCTGGTTAAATTCCGTTGGAGTAGCCGCAAGGGTTGAGGCAACCTCGCTCCGTGACTTGAAGATTGCCGTTCCATCTGGACTCATATAGAACGCGCCAAGTCCTTCTGAGAACTCTGCGTTCTTAACGGCTTCTAGGGTTGTGCGGATAGTTGCAGGATCAGCAACGCAGGTGGTTACGCCTGTGGCAATGGTGCGCATAGAGGCAGGCCATTGCACGTCATCAAGAATCTTGCCAATGCGTGTGCCAGTTGTTTGCCCAGCAGGAGTGTCTGCAATAGTTCCCACGTTAGCCATTTGCAAGAGGCGGAAGCCGTCTGTGCAAAGAATATCAACGTAGGCAGTTTCCTGACCTACTGGAAAGTAATACTTGTAGTCATTCACATACCCGCTGAATAAGAAATGCTCTGCCGTTGCTGTTGTCGCTGAGATGCGCAGCTTACGCAAAGGCACTAGATAGCCGTAATAGGGCGATGAAGGATTCTGTGGATTGAAGTAACCCAATGGGTCTAAGACTCTCACAATGGCTGTGCCGGCCTCGTAGGTGTCCTTCATGATGTTGCGACCGCGACGAATTGAGATTGAGTAAACGTCAGGAGTGAGATCAACTGTAGGGATAAGTACGTCAGAAGAACCGAAGCGGTTTACACCGATAACGCCGTTGTCTGGAGAACCAATGACGAAGCCAGCACCAAAGGTAGCTCCAGAGCTAAAGTCGAAAGAGACTGCTATCTGTGCAGGTAACGCCATTACTCAAAGCCGCCTGTGCGTCGATTGATATAGGTCTGGTTGCCAGATGAAAGAGAATTCTGCTGGAGGTTGTTTGCAATGGCTCTAGTAATGTCATCGTTAGCAGTCAGGGTGAGTTCTACCTTGACGTTCGCGTTAGGATTGTAGTTAAGCCCTGTCAATTGATTATAGGTAATCATGTTGTCAGAAGGGTTGGTTGGTACGTTTGTGCTAGGGATTGACGGCGTTGCCGCTGAGGTGTTGCCGTTTGTGTACGAAGCCTTTTCTGCAAAGGCTGAACCTGAAAGAACTGCTGATGCTTTGCCAGCCAAGTAACTGAGGTACGCATCAAGGTACTCAAACGGGTTCTTGGCGTTCGGAAGTGCTGAGAGGAACTTAGCAAGGTTGCCTGATGCATCTTGAGCCTTGAGAATCTCGTTGGTTAGTTTAGTCGCTAGGTCGGCGTTGCCGTTCAGTAATGCAAGTTGCGCCTGTACGCGGATTTCTTCTTCTTTTGATAACTTGCCCTTCAAAGCTGCAAGAAGTTGAATCTGCTCAAGGTCAAAGACTGTGCCAGCCTTTTTGAGAGCGGCTTGCTTCTTCTGCTCTGCTGTAAGTGCCTTGGTTGCCTTTGTCTGCGCTGCGATAAGTTTCTTCTGTTGATCTTGAAACTTCTTCTCAGCTGCTGCACTTGAGTCATAAAGGTTAGCCTGTGCGCCACCCATGAAGCGTCGCCCTGCTGTTGGTCGGTCTACCTGTTGCCCTAGTTTATTAAGTTGACCAATCCAACCTAGTTCAAAGTTCTTCGACAATAGTTTGCCGAGAACTCCGCCTGAAATTTTCTGGTCTAGGTTTGTAAGTTTGCCTGCAAGAACTCCAACGCCTTCAATCGCGTTTGCTGTGTAGCTGGAAAGGCTTGCCATAGCATCTGCCACGTCCTGAACGTCTTTATCTTTACCGCCTGCAAGGATTAGCGCATTGACTAGCCCCTTGCCAATGCGCTCTTGAGCGTTGCCTGCTGCAACTGAAAGGACTTCCATTTGTCCTGCGTAACTTGAAAGATAAGCCGCATTAGCCCCAGAGAATTGCTGCTGAAACTTCTTCTGAACCTGAGTGAACGAAAGCGTTTTAAGTTCTGCCTGAGTAAGACCGAGATTGTATTTACGAAGTCCGCGAGTATTGCCGACGTATGCGTTAGCCAAGTCCTGAGCAACTGTAGTCAGATCAACACCTGCGCCGCGTGAGCCCTCGACGGCAACGCCGAGAAGCTCCTGAGCCTTGGTGAGTGAGCCTGTAGTTGTAAGCAAAGCCTGGAACGCTGGACGTAGTTGATCGTCAGCGATGCCTGCACTATCTTCTAACTTAGAGATGTAGCGGTCAATCTCAGGCTGTGCAAAGGCTAGACCAAGGTTCTTAACTGAGGTTGCTAGTCGATTCGCTGCTGCTTCATCTTCTGCAAAAGCCTTAAGAGATGCTTTACCGAACTGAACAATTTTAGTGACGGCAAAGACTGAACCAATCTGCTTGCCTAATTTAGCGACGGACTTGTCTAAGGCTGTAGTTGCTTTCGTTGCCTGAGTAAAGGCTTTCTTTCCTTTAAACTCGGCTGCTAAATCAATTCTTAAGTCTGCCATTAGACCTTATCCTTCATAGAGTCGAACTTGGCTTTCGCCTTGAAAATTGCTTTGACCACGCCATCTTGAGCCTTGCCACGATCTTCCTCGAACGCTCTGAACATTGCGCGTCCTTGCATCTTGCGACCCTGACCCTTAATGTCGCCACCGAGTTTAGGAGTAAAGTTGCCGACGTTGCCAGACTTGCGTCCAGCTGTTTCGTAAATCAATCCGCCTACATTTTCGCTGACTGGCTTATTGAGAATAGAAGCAAGTGAAGCAAAGCCATTGCGGTTTGGTTTGCTAGGAGTTGTCTTGTAGCTGATGCCTCGACGTGCGAGTCCTTGGTCGTAAGAACGATTAGCCCAGCGACCTCCAGCGTTAGGACGCTTTACCCAGCCGCTTGGTACTTCTGCATTGCTAGGCATATAGCCACGCGCTTGGCGCACTACTGGCTTAAGGAATGAGCCAATCTCTTTAGTTACTTCTTTAGCAAGAGTAGGCTCAACGACGCGTAGAGCTTTAATGAGAGCGGTTGCGCCCTGTAGCTTTACTGGCATCGCTCCGCTCCTTCGCTATGTCCTTGAGGACTTCTACATGTGCCTTGAAAGCCATCGCGGGTAATTCCACAATGGTTTGGAAAGGGACTCCGAACTCGTAACTCAAGCGAGCTGCGAGATAGGTGATGGAGTTCCGATCCAGCCTTAAACTAAAGGGTCAGACTCTAAGACCTCAACTGACTTGAGAGTCTCAAGGAACTGTTCCCCGAAAGGCTTGACTGTTTCACCCGAACGTCTAATTGCTTCCCAGCACAGCCAGTAAACGTCTGACTGCTTCTGATCTTCGATAAGAGCTTTGTGAAAGCCCTTCTTGGCGTATTGCTCGAAGGCGTATTCAATCAGCGGAGTAATTTCGTACTCTGTTACTGAGTTGTCTGCCCTTGTTACCTTGAGTTTTGCCATTATTAGCCCCTTAGTTAATTATTAGGAAGTTGTTACTACGATTGTACCTGAGACATTCCAAGTTACTGACTGTGTTGATAGATCTCCAACCGCGCCGTTGATAGGTGTGGTGTTGTTTACCAAGCATGTCATTGTGTAAAGTGGGTTAGTCGCAGATGTTGTCAAAGATGTCTGCTTAACTGTAACTGTGGTGTTTGTTCCCCATGCTGTTTGCAAGGTCTGCAATGTCTTTGCAGATTCTGCATCATTAAAGAAATCGATTGTGATAGATGAGGCTTCAAGTCCCTTAACGAACTTGTGACCTGAGTCACCCATTGCTGTAACTTCAAGCTCATCGAAAGAGCGGTTGATTGTTACTGATGAAACTAGAGAAGAGAGATCTACCGCATTAACAGTAAGAACTACTCCATTGCTTAGATATACTGCCATTTAGGTTATTCCTCGTCCTTCTTGGTTGTTGGTTTTGCTTCTGCCTTTGGAGCGACCTGACCGATTTTAATCAGGAACGCTTCGTTCTCTTTTTCCCATTGTGCTAAATCGGTCATGATTTAACTCCATTCCGTTAGGGTACTGATTGCAATGTCGCAAGTCAGTAAATCTCCAGAAGCAATTGACAGGACGCTTGGCGCGCTGACGCTTCCCACGTTAAATACAATGCTGGACGCTTCAAGGAGCGCGAACACCCGAACTACGTCGGCTTCGATGCCAGCAAGGTTGCCCTCATTGTCTAACAATGGTACAAGGATAGAAATCTTAAAGTTAGCCAAAGGTGCTACTGATGTGCGGTCATTGTTAGTAGGCACGATGTAAGGATCGGCAGGAGTGACAATAACGCTGTTAGCGATAGGCGTAGCAGGTGGAAAGCTGAATACTGAATAGAGTGAATTATCGGCTAGAGCCGTCGCAATAGATGTGCGAAGTGTGGTGATGGCTGTCATTAGCCCACCATAGAACGAGGGTCAAGATATGGAGCAAGCAAGCCACGAACGCGGGCAAGGAGTGTGTTACCCATGCGGTAAGGGCTTGGCGTGTAGCCGTCGATAGATACGCCGCCAGATGAAGGGGCTTGGCGTGACTGCCAGATGTCGATTGAAATCATAAGAGCCGCTTCCTGAATTGCAGGAACTGTTGAAGGATCAAGATAAGTCTCAGCGGCTACCATGCCGAAAGGATTGACTGGGTGATACACAGTCGCTGTGTTGTTGTTGCCTGAGATGGCGTAAGTAATTGAATACTCGCCTACTGCTGTAAGAGTCTTTGAGCCGTTGTGCTTTGAGCCTGAGCCTGAAATAACTACAGTCTGTCCGACGTAGAACACGTCGCGGACGTTCTCATCAAAGTATGAAGTGCCTGTGTTAGTTGTGTTGCTATGCCCTGTCAATGGAGTTGTGTTTGCCCAGATAAATGGGAGTAGCACGTTGTCTGCTGCGTCGGCCACTTCTTGCAGGGTCGCGTCAGCATAGAGAGTGCCTACGCCTAATGCTGTGCGAAGTTCTGCAACTGTTGTGAGAGACATGCTATTCCTTTCTAAAGACTTGAGGGGACTGCAAGGGCTCTGGCAGCCCCCTCAAGCGACTTAGGTTTCGCTTACGCGAGGTTGAAGCGACGAACTCCAACGCCACCCTTGAGAACACCGATTGCAAGGTATCCGTAAAGTGCGACTTCGAGTTCACCTGTTGAAAGTACGTTGAGGCGAAGCTGTGTTGTTGGTGACTCCCAGACGTAGACTGATTCTGGAGCAACCAAGAACGCTGACTCATCAACGATTCCTGATACTGAGATATTGTGATCCACGATAAGTGAAGTACCGAGGACGTTTCCTACTACTGAAGTTGGGACTGTCGCGCCTGAAGCGTTCTGTGTCTGACCCTGTGCTGAGTAGAGTGGACGTGAAGCACCATCAACGTAGCCGTTGATTGCTGCCCATTGGTCTGTTGAAGCAACGAGCTTGTTAGCAAAGTTTCCACCAGTAGCCTTGTAAGCTGCTGCTGATTCAACTGAGATGAAGCTCTGGAGTCCTGCTGCTGTTGCTGCAACTCCTGTTGCCTGTGTTCCAGAAGCTGTGAACGCTGCGATGAGTGCTGCGTCTGTAGACTTCTCGTAAGCCTTGCGAAGTTCTGTCATTAGGAGATCCATGAACGCTGGTGATGAGCGGTCAATGAGTTCCCATGAAATGCGGTTTAGACCAGCGAACTTGTTTACAGTTACTGTGTCATATGTTGAAGTCATGCCAGTCTCTGAGAGAGTAGCTCCTTCGTCTGTGTCTGCAACTGTTGGAGCAGTTCCGAGCTTAGGAATTGTGAATGACATTCCTGATGCTGGAAGTGCCTGACGTGTTACAGCTTCAAACGCTGGACGACCTGTGAAGGTTGTTGTCATGAACTCGTTGAGGTGTCCAGGCAATGTAAGACCTGTGTTAGTTGATGTTGAGTCATCAGCTGCGAGAACTGTGCGACGAGCTGAGTCGTCACCCATCGCTGCCTTGATTGATGCCTCGAGGTACTGTGCTGATGTGATAGGCGCTGTGCGCTCTTTCACCTGGAGATTCGCTACAACTGTTGGGCGAGCCGCTTCGACTGCTGCTGCTTCAACTGCTGGAGCTTCTACCGATGTAGTGGTTTCTTCCACGACTGGCTCGCTTTCTGGTTGGGTTTCTTCTGCTGGGATAACTTCCTCAGCAGCGATCTCAAGCACCTGAGCAGACTTAAAGGCTGGCTCTGTTACTAGAGAAACTTCTTTCAGCTTTGCAGCTGTAACGACGATGTGCCCGTCGCGTGATGGTTGTGATGCGATAACTTCTGCACCAACTGAAAGACCTGATACAAGTCCTTCCTGTGCCTGAATAAGTGCATCGTTGCCACCTGTAGAACGTGACAACTTGAATGTTGCATAGATGCCGTCAGGACGAACCTCAGCAGCGGTCATGCGACCTACTGGCTTCTTCATGTCGTGCTGTGATAGCAACTTAATCTTAGAAATATCTGAAACGTCGATTGAGTTAGCCGCGAATACGACTCCACCCATATTGGTTGAACCGATTTCGCCAGTTCCCATAGGCACAATCTTGCCTGAGATTTCGCGACGTTCTTCGCTGCACTCGATTGAGGCTGCCTCGATAATTAGTTCTTTCATTAGCTCATTCCTTCTGATCCGTTAGGGGTAAGGTCTGTCATTTCCATCGCTTGCTCTGTAGAGATAAGTCCTAGAGTCAGGAGCTTCTCAAGAACCTGCAATTCGACCAATGGGTCGTTCTTTAGGAAGGTGTCAAAGACTGCAAAGCGAACTTCGTGTCCTGCTGTAGAGATATCGTCCATTGATAGACGGCTCTGAATAGCCTGGAGATATGGCTCAATAGATAGCGCGTAGAACTGCTTACGTTCGTCCTGAACGTTTGCATAAGTCATGGTCGTGTTTTGATCAGCTGACAAGTAGTAAGCAGGCACGTTCATTGCGCGAGCAATCTGAGTGCTGAGGTTCTGGACTGCCTCGTTATACATCATGTCTTTAGGACTAAATGCAACTGGAGAATAGTCAAGAGTAGAAGTTAAATATGCTGTGGAGTTATTCTGACGGGCGCGCTTCCATGCAGCGATAAGACCAGCAACCTCGTTAGGTGGAAGGTCTGCTCCTGAATTTTTCAAGAAACCCGCTGGAGAAGGATTTGCAGAGTTTACAGCTGCTGCACGATCAACGTCGATAGCAGCTTGGATAGTGCGACCTGAGCGGTCTAGCACTCCCTCATCGAATCCCTGAATAGTAACAATGTCATTCATATCGACTGGGCTTGCATCGATGTAATACTGAGTTACATGAATACCATAAAGGTCAGTAGTAAAAGTAACGCGAGTGTTAGCCACCCACTCGAAAGAAGCTGGGCGCTGGTCTTCGGAATATCTCTCGACCACGCGGAGATACGAGACCCCATAGAAGAGGAGCGAATCAACAATCCAGCTAATAGTGATGAACGAAGGCTGGCTCTTTGAAAGTTGTTTGATCCAACGAGGTGGCGCAATTACTTCTCCTGTTGATGACTTGTAATACTCAAGTGGAATAGAAGCAACTGTTCCACAGATAAGGTTACGGGCTCGAGCTACTGAAGGAACGCTCATCGCATCATGGCGAGAGACTCGAGGGATAATCGCATTGTAAAGTCCTGGGAGGTTTTCACCCATTACCTGTGGCGCGTACTGCGCTTCGATTACTTGTGGCTTACGCGAAAAGAGACCCATAGGGTGCAATTATACACTACATGTAGTCTATTCGCTGTAAATAGCCGCTACCTGTTGTGGTTTCATAAGTTGTGAAATAGCCATTGCAACTGAAATCGGAATTGCCACCGATCCTGCGGATTGGCGTTTGACGATTCTCCACGAAGAGTCATTAGTTTTAGCAGCTACATTAGCGAATTGGGTTATGAGTAAATCCTGACCATTATGAACCCATCGTTGGTTCACAGTCGCGTCCAGCAAGTCGCTGCATGCCTGATAGAACTGCGCACCCGATACGTCCACCAGCATCTGTCCAGCGTTGGTCAATCTATCGGCTATCGACTGAGTGGCGTACTTGTCGTGCAGTATCTGACGAGGTCTGTAAATATCAGCCCACGCTTTAATGTCTTTGGCAATCATTAGCTCATCAACCGAGACCAGCGACTCCCATGTCTGGAGAACCCCAACACCAATTCTGCCGTCAGGAAGCAACTGCCCTGCAATAAGTGCCGCGTCTCGAGAACTAGGGCTCTTGTCAAAGGCAAAGACTGTGTATGCACCTTCGTACATTGTCAGAGTTGCGTCAGAACAATCCTCAATGGAATTCGGCGGGAAGGGACTGATTAAACTGGAAATCCATTGGCACAATAGCTCTGTGCGGGTGTTCTCAATCGGGCTAGTCGCTACCGCTTCCTCAAGTGTTTCTTCTGTGATAGTCCAGGAGAGTGCTGGGTTAGCCATCGCCCAACCTGCGCGATCCGTAATCTTGCAATGTTGCGGTGCGCTGTATTCATAGAACCCAAACGATTTTGGAGGGTTCTCTAGGGCTCTTTCGCGCATGCCGTTGAGGACTAGGCTGAAAGCGTCTCCTGCATTAGAGGTAAGAAGCGTCTGAGAATTTGGACGCGCTCGAGTCGTTGGAATTGCTGCTCTGTAGCCTTCTTCGTTGATTTCTCGGAGTTCGTCAATGAATAGGAAATCCGCAGTTCTTCCGCGAGAGCCGTCTCGAGTAGCTGCAACAACGTCCAGCCTTCGCCCGTCCAGCATTTCAATAGATTCAGTTCCATTTGCGTAGCGGATCTGTTTAACGAATCCCTTGAGGTGGTCATTGTTCTCCAATACTTGAGCGACTTGGCGAAAGGTGTCCAGAGCCATAGAGCGGTTCGAGGACATGATTAGAATGTTCTTACTATCCCATTTAAGCAGGTGAGCAAGGATAAGCATGCGGGCTAGGTGGGTCTTTCCGTTCTGTCTAGCGATAAGTAGCAGGTTTGTCTTACGAACCCACGCTCCAGTCTTATCAACTGTGAGCATGTCCTTAAGAACGTACTCCTGCCATGGTAATAGTGGCATGCCGATAATTTCGCATAAGTCTTTTACATCTTGCAGCTTAGTTTCGCCCTTTAGAGGTACTGATTGAAGCCTTGGTTTGACTGCCCCTCGTAGGGCTTTGGATCGTTTGGCTGCCATCGGGTTAGTTCTGGACTGGTCTGGACTGGAACGGACTGTCTTGGGCTATCTTCGACTGTGTCGGGGAGAGGAAACCAGAAAAATCAGGGGGGGTACGCATGCGCTCTAAAAAAACGCCCTGTGAGCGTGAGCCCTTGCTTGAGTTGCATGGCTTGCACGCTGTAACCATGTTCTCAATATCAATAGCCAACTCAGGTGCAACGCTAATAGGAATGATGTGATCTATCGTCATGTCCTTGTTCTCAGCACCACAGTAGAAGCACACATACCCATCACGAGCCAAGGCTTTGAGCCTTACCTCTTTATACTTCCTTGACAGTCTAGGGTCATTGCGCTTGCTACTCATTGCCAACCCTTAACTCTTAGATGATGTAGTGCCTTACAATAGTTAGGCTCATCATACTGTGTAGTTCCATATCTATGCTGCACATAGTGCCAATACCAATAGAACTGATAGTCATCAGGTGCGCCTTTAAGTGCTGCACTTCTGCCTTGATAGTAGCCATGGTGTGAACCATTAACTGCATATCTGTTATTGCTAGATTCCTTGAATGTAATTAAATCATGGCAATATTCTTGCTTCTCTGTTAATTGGTAATCAGCTAATTGAAACACGCTTTTAATAGGATCTATTGAGCCTTGTGTACTAGGTGCCATAGCAATAGATAGAGCTATCCCAATAGCGGCGGCTACCCCCCGAGCTACGCGCAGGCGGCTCGGTGTGAGCCCTTGATGGGCTCTAGCCTGTAGAGTACCGCATGTGTCAAGTCTATTCATGTGTA